TTGCCTTGATGCCGACCGCGAGGATCGGCTCGTCCACCATCGTCTGGCCAAAAGACCAGAATTCTTTCTGATCGCTGCTTAATTCTTTCGCATATCGGCCTGCGAAATCCTGCATGGCGCTGTCAACAGCCCGCTTGAGTTGAGGCAGACGATAGAGCTCCCATTCCGTTGTGGCCACGGATGCGGCGATCTGTTTGCGGGCGACGCTAAGCCGCCGGATGGCTTTAGCCACTTGCATATCGGCCATGCTTTCCGCCTGCGCGATCAGCGCCTGGACCTGTGTGTCGTATTTACTCGCCATTGCCTGCCGCATCCTTTTGAACAAGGGGTTGCAACCCCTTGTTCTTCTGTGCCTCTTCCGCCTTTTTCAAAAGCGCCTCATAGTCCGTCGCGCTATCATCCAGTGACTTCAGCGCCGCGTCTATTTCCGCTTGCGCGTCCACTTCGTAGCCGAGGTATCCAGCCACGAACGCAAACATTTTGATTGCCGTGTCACGCTGGACAAACTTGTTGGTGACCGCCACAGCCAAAGCCGTCGTGAGCTGCGGCATCGTACTGGCAAACTTGGCCAGGTCTTTTTTCGAGATCTCCGGCATGGTGATTGTAAACCCTTTGGCAGCTTCGGTTTCCGACAGCGTTTTGTGGATAACTGCCTGATCGATGACAAATTGCAGGATTTGCGTGAGCAGGTATTTATGCAGTTGCTGGCGCTGCTCCAGATCTACCACCGGGGCCTGGCCTGCCTGATCCGCCTCGGTCTGGTACTGCTTTCCGCCCGAGCCGAACCAACTTTCCGGCCTGCCCGCGGCACCCATGATGAACGATTTTCCCATGTCAAAGCCGGACTTAAAATCCGTCGCCTTGAGATCCGGAGAGACGGCTTCCCATGTCACATTCTCATTGTGAGCGCGTTGCGAACCCGGTTCCGGCGGCGGGTTGTCACGCAACCAGGCGCGGATCTGATTTTCATCCATGCCCTTTAGAGTCACGTCCCAAACGAAATTGAGCATAAATTCGGCGCGCTCCAGATAGTTGTAGCCGTAACGCTCCAGGGAATCGATCCAGTCCACCAGCGTCATGAAGTCGCTGCGGCCGCGCGCGGCATTGGGCGGGGCATTGAGGCGGGCGAAAAAGCAGTCGCCGACCAACCGGTTGTAGGTTTTGGAATAGATGTTGTAGTCTTTGCGGATGATAGCGTATTTTTTCCCGATTCGCCCATTTGCGCCCATCATTTCCGCCTGCAGGAGCTGTTTTGGGCGCTGAGGATTGCACCAGATATCCTTGATCAAGGCCGGATCTTCATAATCCAGGCGGACAAAACCACTCATCGCGTTCACGTCCACCGGCCAGAGCGCCTCACCCAGGATGGACATCCACATGGCGTATTCCGGATAATTGAGCGCCATGTTGTTTTCGGGGTCCGCCCAGAAAGCGTCGATCTTGGTTTTGACGTCGGTGCTGTCGGAGCCGATGACGATTGGGCCGGAAAAGAGAAATCCCCGGTCGATCTGCGCCAGGCGCTTAAACATTGCCGAAGCGTCAAACATATAGTACGCGATTTCGAACATGCGGGCCTGTTGGACCGGCATCAGGTTGCGCGAATAGATGCTGTCGGATACGCGGCGGTAGCCTTCATTTTTCGGGTCATAGTTGACGCTGATCGGCATATCCATCTTGGCTTTGGCGATCTGTTCAGCTACAGCCGTCTTGATCTCGTCGGCCATCGTGGCGCGATGCTCGGACTCTGTTTTCAGCGTCGGCGCGATAAATTTAGCAATTGCAAGTCTGAGGTCCATTATGCCGCCTTTTCATTGATGGTAATTTTTTGCGAAAACCGCCCGAAGAAACCGCCCTTATGCTGCGCCATGTTGCCGCGCCCCAGGCCGATCACATCGCGCTTCCGGGGATCCTGGCCGACACATGCCGCCGGTGCGCCTTCCTGCCTGGTAGCAAACCAGGCCATCGCGCCGGAGATGCCGGAATCGCCGTGGCGCTTTTTTTTGTCCTGCCCGATGTTTTTGGTGTCCGGAAGCTTGGCAACGCCCTTAATGACCTTGAATGCCCGGTGATCCTCGATAACGTCCGCGTCCTTTGGCAGTAGAAGGGATCTGTCTTCAAACGCCGCCTTGTATTTAGGCATGTTTTCGCGGTACCAGGCTTCAGACAGCATGACCTGGCTGATCCTCATCGCGCCGTATTTTTGCATCATGCGTTCAGCCAGATACTGACCGTTGCCTCGTGCATCGAGCGCACCATGAGAAAACATAGGAAGTCTGTCGACGATAAAGCAGAGGATCTGCTCCTGCTGTTGAAATGGAATATTGCGCAGTTCAAGCATAAAGGGCGCTTTGAATGTCGTGTCCTGCTGTTCAGCCAGCGGTGTGATGACGGATAAGTCACCGGTGCGGCCAAAGTCTTCACCGAAGTAGTGCCGACGTTTGGGATCCAGATTTTCTAAAAGCGGCAGCATAATCTCCTCGCACCAGGCTTGAACCTCGGACTGGCGGTAATGATCGGCGACCTCCGCGAAAGTGTTTGTTTTTTCATACCGAATCACGGGGATATCGGCGCTCAGGCAGGTCTCGATCAGGGCGCGAGTCAAAAAGGTTCCCGTTCCCTGGCTGGGGACGCAGAAAAGTTCTTCATCAGCGTCCTCACCATAGGAATCGATAATGGCCTGCCTCCATGCCGCTTGTCCCTCGGCCGTCCAGTCCCTCCCCAAGACCTCGCAGATCCGCCGGTAAAGGCCATCCCGCAGGGCGTCGTCAAAGTCCACCCGGTGGAGGCTGTAGGGCTTCTTACCAGCACGAATGTCCTGGATCACGGAATTGAATTCGTTCGTCTCTCCGAAGTGCGTGCTGATGACCCTGACCTGGCCTCCCCACATAAGGAGCGCCATCGCCGCCTTGAGAAGCCCAGGCAGATCGTCATGAAACGCGGCCTCATCAATCACCACGCGGCCCTGCTTGCCGCGCAGGTTTGTCGGCCTGCTGGACAATGCGGTGATTCGCCATCCCGATTCAAACGTGATTTTATAAGCCAGTATCTTCTGTTCTTTAACGATGCCGTTATCGTCTTCGTCCGGCTCTTCGTATTCATCGATGGCGGAAACGGCCATCTTGTAGGCACGCGCCCAGTTGGCGCAGTCGTTGATGAATTCCAGTGCCATGTCCTTCGTGTAGCCGATATACCAGACGTTCCGTTTCTCGCCGTTTCCGGCTTCCGAAGCGTAAAGGGTATCGTCAGCCGCCTCGGCCCAAGAAATACCGACGCGGCGCGATTTCTCGATGAATTTTACCGGAGATTGATCGGCGACCCAGCGGGTCTGATAGGGCAACAAAATGCCCGTGGCGGGTCTCGCCTGATCAAAATCGTTCTGGAGGTTCACTGCGGTCATACAATCCCTAAAATTTTCTTTCGGATCTCCTCGGCGGTCTTTTCCGACATGCCGCCCTTCTGGACGGCCTTGACGACCTCTTCAGCCGTGTCCTTTGCCTTGCTCCTGGCCTCCGCCATCCACTTTTTCTGATCCACACTGGCCTTGCTCAACTTGGCCACCATGATCCCCATTTTCGGCAGCAGGGAGGCGATATCGGCATCCTGGTTCTTGATGAGGATGTCAAAGCTCAACTGCTGGATGAGGCGGATCAGGGCCTCATTCATGTTGCCTTCGTCATCGCCGACCGTGGCGACAATGGCCTTTGCCTGCTCCGTGGCCACCCGGATGGCTTCGCACTTAGCCTCGAAGTCCTGGCCGAAGCGGTTGATCGCGCTCCGGGAAATCTCGTATCCCTGATCCCGCAGCCAGTTCGACAGATCTCGATAGCCGGAAAACCCGCCGGTAATCAGGCGCCGTTCCAGTTCGGACCGCAGGGCGTCGGGCAGTTGGGTGATCTTTGAGCGAGCAGGCATTTAGTCCCCTATCAAGTCACGGATTTCTTTCAGGGCCGCGACAACTTTCCGGTATCGCGCCGCGACCTCGGCAAGCTCGACGGACCACTGGCCGATGCAATCGACCTTCAGATCTTCGATCTTCGCCAGAGGATCCATCGCGTCTCGCAGGTTGTCGATCAGCCCTTTCCTGCGGATCTCCAGCGCTTTCCTTTCGGTCTCCAGCTCCTGCCGGCGACCCAGATATTTCAAGCGTTCGCTCATGGGACCTCCTACTCGTCATCCTTCCGGAACTGCTGGACCAGATGCATGACTTTTTGCTTGTCCACCCGGACCAGCGGGCAGAACTGATTCTGTTTGACCGCGTCTTGCACCTCGGTCATCTTCTGAATGTTCAACGTGACGATATCCCTCAAATCTTTTGTTATTTCGGAGAAATCGCGGCACAGGGAGGCATTGTTCTTGTACATTTCCCGCTGCTCCGCCATGTCGTGCTGATACCGGTCCAGGACATCCGCCATATCTTTCTTATGCTCATCGATGACCGCCCAAATCCGCTTGTTGTCCGACCACCAAAGGAAGATAACCAGGCCGACGATGCCGAAATCGCCCATGATCTTCAGGACGGCCCCGAGGCTAAATGAATCCATGCTTGTCCCTCCGCTCTTTTTTATTCTGGCAGCCGCAACACCGGACGGCATTGGGCAGGGCCTTTAGGCGCGCCGTTTCAATTTCTTCTCCGCAATCGCAGCAGTTTTTGTGGCGTGGCAGGGTCCCTCTCCCGCCGGATGAAGGCCCTGCCTTGCCGCTCTTCGCTGTCATCACCGTATTCTGTCTACCGGCATAATGCGCTCTCAGCGCCGACTGCCGGAAAAGTTCGTCATTCTGTTGGGCGACGTCGATCTCGTCCATTACTGTTTTGCCACACCTTCCTTCTTTTCCCAACTTCGCATTCCGGCCAGACCCAGCATGCCCACGAGGAGCTGAAACAGGACGCTCATGTCAAGGGCGGGTGGCGCCGGGAACCTGGCGATGGAGGAGGCCCAGGTGCAAAGGGGCTGAATCATAAACGAATAGGCCAGTCCAAAAACACAGCACCAGCCCACGGCGGGTCGCCAGCCGGAGACAAAGACAGATGCATTAGCCGCCTCGATTTTGTTGATTTCGGTTTGTGCCCTGAGCCCCTGATTCTCAATTTCCAGGAGCTTCATCTCGATGGCGATTTTCTGTTCCGCGGAAATCTCGCCGGTGATGGCGGACCGGATATCCTTAGCCAACTTCCCGATCCCTGTCAGGGCGCTGCCAACGTCGATATTGATGCCTGTGATGCTCATTTAGAGCCTCCGCAAATTATTGCCGACAACCAGGGCGTACCCGAACACGATCAATCCCATAGCGCAGGTCAGGATGTACGCCTGCGCCGCGCCATAGATAGATATCAACAGCACCGCAGCAGCTAATAGGATGAGAAACAGAAGTTTGGTTGCGATCAGGGCGGGCAGCACACCTATCCACGCCATTAACCGGGCCATGATCTTGTTGGCTTCCATGTTGCCGGGGTTTTGGAGCGCCTGCCAGGTGATGTAAACATCCAGAGCCTGCAGTACGCCAATCAACGCAAACAATATCCAGTTCATCATTTTCCACCTCTGTTGCCGTGGATTTGGCTCCGGATGTTTCGGCGGGAGATTGGCGCCTCCGCATCCGAAGCCTTCCACAGGAGTTAATACGGCCAGAATGACTGCACTTTATTGTGCGACTGATCCATGCGGTCGGCATGGATAAATCCATTATGAAAACCGATCCGGCGAAATCCCGCCCGGATCAGGGCTTCGATGATTTTCATGCGCGCCGGGCCTTCGGTGCAGCGGATATCCGCGGCCTGGCCGGACGGATGATTGTCTGCGTGAGATCCAATGTTTTGATTGTGGAGAGGGCAGCGATAGCCGGAATTGATGATAAAAGGAGTGCCGGAAAACGCCCTGGCATTGTC